TCCCGCTCAAGGCATAGCGGAAACGAACCCGACCGAGGCGCCAAAACTCCTGGTTATTGCTCTGCACCTGGATTGACATCAACCGCCCGCGTATTCGCGGAGTAATATACGGCGTTGTCGAGCTAATTGTATAGGGACCATACATACGTTCTGGACCGCCGGGATAATCAGCAGCAAAGAACGTCACAATAACTTGCGCGTCGATTGGTTCAAAGAACAACCCAAACTTAAAATCCGGGAGCACATAATCGACATGGGCAAAGTCATTACCGTCGGTTAAAGCCCACCAGCCAGTGCGGAACGATGGTGCGCCGGTACCCGGTGTTGCCTCGCCTTGCTCGTGCTGCCACAACACCCCGCCGGTATCGACACCGATCGGATTGCCCAGTACCGAAACGTCAATCCAGGCCGTTCGCACCAGCTGACCATAATCCCAGGAATTTTCGATGATATTAAACTTCACATAAGAGTCGTTTTCGGTAGCATTGGTCGATGGGAAGAACCATGCTACTTCATTAAAGGTACTATTTGGCGCACAGCGGATCTTGTAGGCATTGGCAACATTGAGGTTCTGAAAAATGAAGTCCCAAACTGTGCAAGGAATAGACTGCGTTCCGCTAGCAGTTATAGTAAAGAAATTGTTGGTACCACACCAATAAACGCTTCCGGCGATAACCCCGGCAGCATGCTGGCCAATCAAGCCGCAGCCGGTACCAACCCGAGTAAAGTTAAAAATGATATCGCCGCCGACATATTGCATGATCCAGACATCGATATCAGTCCAGACCACACCATAGTTTGGTGCCTGTAGACCACCAATGAGGATCGAACCGGTCGGGATATGAAAGCTGCCGGCTGAAGTCTGATTGGACACTACCCAATTGGTATAATCGAGCGAATTGCTCCAGCGCACAACCAGGTTATCCTGTACGCCGGTTGACAGTGTAGACTTCCAGGCCACCAGAATTTGTTGTGGCTGTGAAATGAAGATGCCGCCATTAAAGAACGGTGCGGTACTGACGACTTGCGCATTATCAAAACCGCTATCCGGAGACCAAACATAGATCGGCCCGTCCTTGGGACAGGCAATTAATATCTCACCCCAGTTGTCAAGGCTCCAATCGGCCGCCGTAATTGGATTGCCGGTGTTCGGCGCAAATGTACCGCCAACACCGCCGAATGTTCCGGCCCCAAAGGCGCCAGAACCGAATGGAATACCGGCGCCGGCTGGTCCGCCGGTTACATAATAAACCAGCTCTGCCAAACTGCCGTTCATTGTCGCCGTGGCTGTCGATGACGCCTGTATCGATGAGGTGATGGTAAAGCTTCCGGCACTGGAACTGACGATAGAATCGATCAAATAAGGGCCTTGGATAACGACACCATCAACCGTCGTTGGCGCGTAGAAAGCCTGGGTCAGGCCAATTGCCGGCTGAAAGCTATTGTTTGGAATGGTAACGGTAATAATTGGAGAGTTAGCGGTACTGGCAAAAGTCGGCAGGATTCCACTGCTGGTGATCGTTGTGCTGGCCACGACACTGGATTGGATCTGATAGGAGCCGGTGCTCAATACCGCCGCAATCGGATAAGCGCCATTGAGCAACAAGTTGCCGATCGAGATCGGCGTATTGAAAAATACCGTATTATAAATAGAGGCACCGCTATTAGGGTCGGCAATTGAGACAACATTCGATCCCGAGCTGATTGAAAAGATATACGGCGATGGATCGGTCTTAAATGACCGAGGCGTAATGTCGGTTGCCACCATCGATGTCAGTGCAATCAAATTCATAGTAGCGCCAACACCGAGATAGTCGACTTCCTTGACGGTCTGCCAGGCATGCAACTCGCGTACCGTCGAACCAATGGCGCGAGGTCCATAGGAAACCCAACCGCCTAATGGCTGAATCAGCCCATTCTTAAAACGAATAATTTGCGATTGCGAAAAGCCGGCTTCGTTCAACGAAGGTGTGCGTTCTACATCAATGCCAGAGCGCAAGGTGACCGAAGTCATCGGCATGACTAGACCCTTGGCGGCGTCGCCACAGGCGACACACTGTAGGGCGTCCAGGCATGACTCTGATGCTTAGCCCGCATGATCTCGGCCTGCGCCGATGGCAGCAGCATCTTGTATTGGTTTTCCCAGGATTGTGATGCTTGCGGATTATCGGTCTGGCCGCCATAATCCCGCATATAACCGAAAGCAAAAACCATAGAGGCAGCGATAAACAAGTCAGGGCAATACTGAGTTAGATATGTGCTGGAATTAAGTGACGACAATGGCGTCGGTCGCTGTACGCCGATGAACTCAATCCGGTAGGCTTGATCCGGCGCCGGGCCGAGTATCACCTGGGTGTCCGAGGCCATGGCATAGAAGCTGGGAACTCCGATCGCGGTAGTCGCATCGGGAAATACAATGTCCATATAGGCTCGCGATACCGCTGTTAAGGCAAAACGGCTGCTGCTGTTTTGACCAAGGATATTGACCTGATCGACTGTGGTATAGACCCCGGAGGCCGTTGAAATAGCAACAGTGCGTATTCCGCTAGAGACCGTTGTGGTGCCATCGGTGATTTGCTCGCGTAACGGATCTAGATCGCGCCAAACCCGCTGCTCGGCATAATCGATCATGCCCGGCGTCATGGTCTGGAAGTTCGAGCTGGTACTCTGGATTTCGATCAGATTGGAGACCTGATCGATATAGTTCGACCACCATAGCGTTGGCACCGCTTGCGTCATGTTGAGCTCCCGTCAGTGACCGAGAACGAGACTTGCGCAATTGCGATCGGAGTGCTTCCACCCCAGAACGCCACCCGGTGGAATTGATAACGCCCGCCTGTCGTCACTGAACCGCTGATCACCTCGCCAACAGTCTGTGCCGTATTGCCGGAGGCAAGCGTGGTCCAGCCGGTCCAAGTCGTATCCACCAGCGATCCTTGTATCACATAACCGGTTGAACCAAAGGTGGAATCGTTCGGCGCAGTAATGATCCAGGAGCCCAGCGTATGGGTCAGCACTGGGGAGTCGAGGCTCGACGGCAGCGTGCCACCAGGATACTCAGACCAGTTGATACCGATGTAATTATTAAAGCTGGATTGCGGTGTGACGATCATTGCTGCCAAAAACGACGGCTTGTTGGCATTGCCGTCAAAGGCGGCGGCACGACCACCAGCCTTGGTCAAAGTACCGATATGAGCACTATAGAAATCAAGAATGGGTGTTGGGTTGGCGCCAAGAGCGGAGAGCGGGTTGTCGGCCGGTACATAGGCTTCCGGCCGAGCATTCATGATCGGTACCGGGTCAGCCGGTAGGATAATAGTACGCTGGCCGTTTTGCTGATATTCGTCATAGCAGTCCGGACAGACCAGGAAGCGTAGATTCTGTAGCTTGGTCCCCCGCCAGTCGTATTGCCATCTCAGTCGATAGTGGTTCCATAGATGACCGCAACGATCGCAGACCGCCAAGGCTCGCGGATTACTAGGATCAATTTCGGCTTTGCCATAAGGCCGGGCCATGGTTCATACGAGTTCTGGTTTCAGACGTAATAGTTTCCGAGACCGGGAATTATAGTTAAACCGACGTTCTCGACATCCTGACGCATGGCAATTTCCATCGCCCGAGTGTAGCGCATAAACAGCTTGTCCTCCAATTGCGGTGCATATTTCTCGGCCAGCTTCCAGGCGATGCCGGCAGTGTAAGCCTCGTAGAACCGATACGGTATCTCGACATTATCGCCACCGCGAGGATCGGCATCCTGGGTCTGTCGCACTGAATAGAACTGTACGATGTAAGGACCACCGCCGTCGGGAACCGGAAAGAAAGTCACAGTTTGCGAGATCAAACGGTCATACCAATAGACCGTCGGCACACCCTGAACGAGCTTATTGGAATAAGACGCATATTCGGTCCGGCTGACCGGCCATAGATAACGGTCAATACTAGCCGTTCCGGAGCCGGTACGAATGTAAAGATCAAGGATCATGACTGTCGGCGCCGGTAACGAATAGGTCGCATTGCCCTGGGCCAGCGGTAAAGTCTGCAGATCGACTTCCCACAAGTTCGGTGTGTTGTTCGACCACTCCGACAAGATCAAGTTGGACGCCATGATGGCGGCCTGCATCTGCTGCTGGCTGATCTCGGTCGGATGAATGCCGATCCGCTGGAAAGCATCAAGAATAAACTCACCGGCAGTCGGGGCAAAGTCGAAGGTCTTGGTGGTGTTTTGACTGGTGTAAAACATCACTCACTCCATTTAGGGATCGTAGACGCGCACTACGCCGCTTTGCGCAATTGTCGATTGTCCGGTTGCGGTAATAGTCCATGGCGCCAGACATGATACCGCATTGGTCGAGGACCAGGTTCCGATCAGATCAGTATTAACCGGGAACATGGTCACGTTATCGGTCTGCGGCACATTGTTGAGGTTGGTATAAGTAATGGCCAAAGTAGCCGAACCCGGTGTAATTAAATTACTGTTCACGTCAAAGAACTGCGCGACAAATTCCACCGTATTGCCGCGACGGATATTGACAGGACCAAAGTCAGTTTGCGTCATGGTTAATATCCGATCACATTCACCTTGCGCTGGAAATGAGCGGCGATCATGTGTGGTGCAAGCACCGCCGGCGGCTGAATTGGAGTTGCAAACATCTCAGCCGCTACGACCGGCATAAAGAACTGATATGGTAGTGAACATATACTAAGCATTTCAGCAGTGGTTAAAATTCGACTCCAAGCATAGGCAGCCAAGTAAGTGCCATCCGTAGAGAAATTGAAGGTATTCGTATCGCATCCCATGGCAATAGCTAGACTGCTGCCGGTATAAGGAGCATTGGCAACGGTTGCCGCTGCCGTACTGGTGTTAAAGGTCCCGTTGAAATAAGCATAAAAAATGCAAGCCCCGCCATTGGTGCCTGAACAGGTAACGCCATAGGAACCGGGAGTGGTGAGACTGCTAAGATAAAAATTAGCGACAGTAGTACCGAAGATATCTCTGGCCGATGCACCGGCCCTATACAAATTCATCCCCCCATTGTTGGCGCCATCATTCCACGCAAACGGCACTGCCGTTGTCGCGAGAGAACTGGCCTTGTTCATCCAATTTGTAATATTACTCTGCTTTAAGAATGCACCGCGCACGAAAAGGGTAATATCGCCAAGGTATGGCGTATCCGATGTTGTCTGCGCAAATTGTATTGTTGCACCAGTTGCTGAAGTAACCTTAGTTCCGCCCGCCGCGCCAAGTTCTGGGATGGCTTGATATGAAATAGAGCTTCGCGACACTGTTCCAGCATAACCATTAACAAAATCAAGACCCCTTACAGCTTCGCCGCTAAACAATGCTGCGAAGCGCAACCCCCGCGTCAGCGGATTGGCCCAATTTATTTTAGCGTTCCAACTCGGTGGTTTGGATGCACCATAGCTAGTAAGGTTTGGTGTGACTGAAAAAGCCATATCATCCGTTCAGGTTATAGTTGTAAGGTACGATCTTAACGAAACTACCAGTAGTTGACGCTAGCGCGACCCCGGTCTGATTATCCAACAAGAATTGTATCTTTTTGGGTGGGATTGGAACCATCCGCGCCACGACGCGCTGCGTCGTTGAGGCAGTTGTTCCGACAGGTATTGAGCAAAGCAGCTGCGATGTAGTCAGGCGTAAGTCGGCACCGCTTTGTGCCGGGAAATTTGTACCATCCTCACTCACAAAAACGTAAATGCCAACAAAGGCACCAGTGCCGGGACTAAGTGTATCGAGAAACACTTCAACGTCTACATAGAGATCGAGGTTGGCGCTGTTGTCATAGGTCGCCCCAGCCGTGGACATTGTCGCACTGCCAAGAGCGTTGAGCTGCGCCCCGGTAACCACCGTGGTAATGCCGATGCCCGATAATGACCATTTGCCGATGTTTGTCATGTCAGGCCACCGTCACAAGAGTCCAAGTCGTTCCATCCCAGTTCGAACCATATACGCTCCAAGGATTGACATTGGTTACTTGATTCTGAAAGTTCTGCCATGCTGTCTGCAGAAACGCCTCGAACTGTGCCCGCGATGTTCCAGGGGTGAGGCGCTGAGTTATGACCCGTTCGATGACCGATCCGTTTTGCAGATTGGTGTTATCGGTCGTAGTCGCGCCATCCCAAGCCGACTTGGCATTGGGATTGGCATAGAAGGTCTGCCGCGCCACCGGAACGTCAGCCCATAACGCAACATTGTATGTATTAAGATCCTCTAGCGTCTGTGAGAGGACAATAACATTGAGACGTGGCATATGGCTAAGTCTCCTTGGTTGACACCGCAGCACCATCCTGTGCCGGCTCTTCCCCGGTAGATACCGCCCCGGCACGCACAGCTGGAATTTCCTTGACGGTAACACGCCCTGATGCCACCGCAGCCATCTCCTTAGTCGCGATAGCACCTGCCCGCACCGCCGGAATTTCCTTGACCGCTACAGTAGTATCCGGCGGTACCGGTGTAATCGGTGGCCGAATATACACGGTCATGCCAAATAGCGCACTATCCGTATTGGTCTCAGTCGCTAGTAATGTCAGGATAATTGGCGCCTGCGACGGCTGCAGTGGCGACGTAGCAAAGGATTGATATTGAACCTGATAGGCTCTCTGGATTTCGACCGAAACAACCGGCGCAATAAGACCAGCTGCCGTACCGGGAACCGGTGGTGGGGCAACAAAGACCGATGTAGTAAAGGCTTGCTGGAGAGCTGCCGGAAGCGCCGGCTTTATGCGGACCGGCTCAGACCAAGGATAGTGCCAGACGCTCTCAAACCGCCCGGCCGGTATCGTCGTGGTGTCAATTGCAAAGGCTTGGTATTCCGGCGTCCGTAGTCGATACTTGACGCTAGGCTCAGACCACGGCTGGTGCCAAAGCGATTCATTGCCGCGAACTGCAATAACTGCCGTGTCGGCGGTAAACGGCTGATACCAAGCCGTCCGCAGTCGATATTTGACCGATGGCTCGGAGAGCGGCGAGAACCAAGTCTCAAGCCGACTGATCGGAATAGTCGCAGTGTCGGCAGTGTACGGCTGATACCAAGGCGCCGGCCGCCTGAATTTGACGCTGGGTTCTGACCACGGCTGATGCCACAGCGATTCATTGCTGCTGACCGGGATAGTCGCTGTATCAATAGTGAATGACTGCTGATGCGCGGTAGCAAGAACACGAACTCGAACCGGATCGGTCCAAGGATAAATCCACTTGTCGGCAGTAACGACCTCACCGGTAAAAGTCGCAGTAGTGAACGATTGCTGCTGAGCCGTTGCCAGCTGTCTGGTTCGTACCGGATCGGACCAGGCGTAATGCCACCGGCTTTCATAAGTCTGCGTGACTTCGGTATTGGGATCGAGAACGAGGGCAAAGACTGGCTGCAGTGCGGCCA